ATTAGTCCTCCTCTAGTTTATCAGCGTTGATTTTTTTGATTTTAGAATCACCTAGCTTGATCGTATGCGCGTCATGCCATGGGGCAGCCTCACTAGGGTGGTTGACCGCATAGTCCTTGAACTTACGCATATCGATTTTGTAGATGGTCTGCTGGGTAACAAAGGAGGGCCAATCGCTTGGGGGCATAGCCTCAAGGATTTCATCAACCATGGCCTGATCCCAAATGTGAGTCTTTGGAATCTCGACGGTGTAAGGGCCGTCTGTGGTTTCGCCGCCTTCGTTATGGATTGTAGCCAGTAGAGCACTGACCAACTGGGTATCGAGTAAATCTCGCTCAAGCTTTTTGATGTGCTTGTCTAGTTCTGTCTTTTTGTTTTTCGCACCGACAATCTGCCGAGCCAAACACTTAGCGTTTTGCATATCCTTTTCCTTTTCTAACTCAATTCATCTCTCTACGAAACGGAGAATGAACTAGGCAAAAGAAAAGTGCAACACCTTTTGTAAAAAAAATTGTATTAATTAATTTGGCAGGATAGTATCGGCAACTGGTAAAGGAGCCAGACATGGAATATGTGATCGAGAAGAACTCGCCCGTGCCACCACACCCTACAAAAGGGTCAGGCAAATGGCAAAAGCTTTTGGCAAAGATGGAGGTAAACGACACAACCACGGTAAAAAGCGAAGAAGAAGTCAGGTCGATCAGGACATCAGCCTACAAAGCAGGCATGAAAATCAGATCGAGGCGCCTCAGTGAAGGTGTGTATTGGATACAACGGGTGCAGTGATGATGCCGTTCTTATCTTCCGACTCAGATGGGCCCATGTCACCCGAAGCAAAAGAAGAACTCCTACACACCATGTGGGAACACGGGATGCACATCATCCCTTGCGGTTCACCCAGCGAGGTGGTGCCACAATACTTCAGACAACGTCATCCGTTTGATACCGAAGAAGATCTCAAGGCCAAGTGGGCCAAGACGCCACGGGTCAAATGGCAGCACTACCAAAAGATTCAGCCGTCACAAGACGAAATCGCCCAGTGGCATGCCCAATATCCTGGTGCAAACTGGGCAGCAATCACAGGCATATCATTTGCCGTGGTCGATGCAGACTCAGACGATGCCGTGAACTGGATCGATGCAGGCGGCATCACACGAACACCACTAACACAAACCTCGCCCAAAGGCGGGAAGCACTACTTCTATTCTATCGGCGGTGCCAACCCACTGATCCGCAACAGCGTAGGCCAAAACAAGCTTGATGTCCGGGGCGATGGTGGATACATCATGGTGTCACCCAGCGTGGGATACCACATGAAGTGCGACCAGTCATACGGCGTGTCTGGTCTGGATGACCTGCCACTGCTAGGCGAGGCCGACATACAACAAGTACATGTGTTCAACACTGGCAGCAAAGTCGAAAACATACGCGAGAAGCTGACAGAGGAACCCAAAGAACAAGGCAGTCGCAACGACACACTAGCACGTCTGGTCGGCAAGTGGGTCAAGGAAGGCTGGGGTATGCGCGAGGTGCTGATCAAGGCACAAGACTGGAATCAATCCTGTGTGCCACCCATGGACTTGATCGAGGTCACCCGTACGACCATCAGTATCGTTAACGGGCATATCAAACGACACCCCGATGATGTCGATGCAGGCATCATGGCATGGCAGACATCGAAGTGGCAGACAGAGATCAACGAAGATCTCAAAGAGATACAGTCACAAGAAGACCCGCTCGATGAACTCAAGCGCGATGGAGATGAAGAGGCACAGTCAGGGCCGCTAGGACTGCAGCCGTTCAGTGCCGACGCATGGTCTGATATGACCGACGATGGCATCGAACAGTTCTGGGGCGATGCATTCATCTTCCAGAAGAGCCGAGTGCTGCTCCTCGGCAAACCAAAGATAGGTAAGTCCAACTGGCTTGGCGCCTTCGCAGCAGGCGCAACCACCGGCACAGACTTCATGGGCGAAGAGTTCAGCAAACCATTGAAGGTGATGTGGTTCCAAGCAGAGATCATCGCAGAGTTCTTGAAGCGCAGGATCGACACTTACTTCAGGCGCTTTGAGTTTGACCAAGATCTGATATCGATGGGGCACAACAACCTGATCATCAGCGGCAGGCTGCGCAAGAACCTGATGAAAGACCAAGACATACAAGCGTTCTCAGATGAGATAGCGTTTCACAAACCCGACATCGTGCTGATAGACCCGATCATCAACTTCTTTGACGGCGAGGAGAACTCCAACACAGAGATACGCAAGCTCCTTGATCGTGTCGATATGCTCATTGAGATGCACGGTATCAGCGTGATCATCGCTCACCATACAGGCAAAGAACGTGCAGATGATAAGTCATTCATGTCTGCACGAGGCGGCAGTGTATTCGCCGGTTGGTTCGATAGCGGCGTGAAACTCAGTGGCGAAAAACCTGACGTGTCTGTCTTCTACGAGGCGCGTAACGCCCGTGAGCCCAAAGAACATTTAGCAAGTTTCGACTTCGATGATGGCCTATGGAAGGTCAACGACTTCACACCGCGCAACGTCAAGCCTCAACTTAGCGAGGAGGATGAGGTCAAGATAGCCAGTGTGATCGTCAATGCTATGAGCAGCACAACGTTCTACAAGCGCAAAGAGCTTGAGCTTCTGGCGAAAGAAGCACTAAGCAAGGCTGGACTGGGATCAGGAAACAAGTCGGCACAAAAAGCCGTGTCATATGTGCAAAAGTATAAGGGCGCGGTGGTCAAGACGCATGCCGTTCCTGGCGCAGCCGTGTGGCACTATTTGGAATCGAATGAAATGACAAAGCCTTGGGAGGCATAAAAATGAATACAGCAGCGTTGGAAAATATAGAAAGACATCTTGTTGATATTAAACAGAGAACAGAGAGTGCATCTGAACATCTTATGGCAGGAATATACGATAGAAGTGAAGGCGGTAAAGAGAGGTCTGGAGAGAGAATAGCCATCGGGGCCAATTTTCTTGAAGGTTATGGCTCGCAAAGTAGTGTGCCAGAACTAGCCGATAGAATTCTTAGCCTTGTGCAGGGTGAGTTAAACAAAAGAGAGGATCGAAGCGTATGAAAGAAAACACTCAATGGAGTAGGACTGTCACAGATCAAGTTGGGTGGGTTGTTCTGTTTATCGGAACACCATATATGGATGGCCGGTACACAAAAAAAGATTCTGCCATGCAGGTCAAAGAACACATGGAAGAAAGATACCCAAGGCTACGATTTGAAGTGGCCCAAGTGAGGGGTGACTTCTTAGTCAGTGATGACATCTTCTGGGCCGATCATCAGGATGAGATAGAACAGGCAAACGACAGCGCAACTGGTGTTTACTGGAGAAGGCACGGGTATGCAAAAGCTAACAGTAATTAGCCTGGGCGCAGGTGTACAGTCAAGCGTGATGGCGTTGATGGCAGCGAAGGGTGAGATCACACCCATGCCTGATTATGCGATCTTCGCAGACACACAAGCGGAACCTGATCACATATACGAATGGCTTGACTGGCTAGAAAGCCAGCTGCCGTTCCCCGTGCTGCGCGTCACACGAGGCAGTCTGCTCGATGACATCATGAACCCAGAAGACCGTAGCGCATCACCGCCGTTCTTTACCGCATCACCAAGCGGGGTGGGCGAGGGTATCTTGATGCGTCAATGTACCCGCGACTACAAGATCACGCCGATCCAACGAAAGCTACGCGAACTGGCAGGCTACAAACCGCGCCAGCGTATCCCAGCAGACACAGTCGAGCAGTGGATAGGTATCAGCACCGATGAGATACAGCGGATGAAAGATGCGCCAGAGAAATGGTGCAACAACCGATGGCCTTTGATCGAAACACGCATGTCACGGTGGCACTGCCTGCGCTGGATGCGTGACAACGGCTACAACGAACTGCCGCGCAAAAGCGCATGCACGTTCTGTCCCTATCATGACAACGCAACATGGCGTGAAATGAAAGCCAATGACCCTAAGTCATGGGAGCAGGCGGTGGCTGTGGACAAACACATCCGCGATGACTTTCGTGGCACAACAAGCAAGATCTACATACACCGATCACTTGTGCCCCTCGATGAGGCAGACCTGGCTGACCCAGCAGCGGATCAGATCGTGATGGATTTTGGTGACGAGTGCGACGGGATGTGTGGAGTGTGAGCAAGCTGGCTGTCACTCCCATTAATCTAGATGAAGCAAACGCTTTTGTGGCTGAGCATCACCGACATCACAAGCCGGTGCCAGGTGCAAAGTTCTGTGTGGCCGTGTCAGAGGAAGATGTGGTGCGAGGCGTAGCCATAGTCGGAAGGCCTGTAGCTCGGCATCTTGACGATGGCTGGACGCTAGAGGTCAATCGGTGTTGCACAGACGGCACGCGAAACGCCTGCTCGATGCTCTACGCAACAGCGTGGAAAGCTGCGCGAGCGATGGGATACACAAGCCTGATCACCTACACACTAGAGTCAGAGGGCGGTGCGAGTCTGCGAGGCGCAGGATGGCGGTGCGTGGGCCAGACAAGCACTGCAGGTAGAGGGTGGAATACACCCAGTCGGCCCAGGGTGGACACGCATCCGCTGCAACAGAAACTCAAATGGGAGGCGTGAATCGGATCGTAAGATGCACGCACAAAAAAGCCCCGCAAGACGTACAAAAGGATAAAGACGCCAAGCGGGGCCAACACTTTGTTAAGGAGACATCGTGTTGAGCGAAAGATACGACAGAGAAAAAGGAATGTAAAGTGGTTGTGGGCAACGAAAGGAGAAAGATGGAGATTGCAGATAATAAAGACTGGCGCATCAAATGCGTGTCGTGTGATGGAGAATACAAAACAAATGACCTGCCAAGAGGATGCAAAATGTGCGGCAAAGAAGTGCTCATGGTGTGGGACATAAGGAGCAAAAAGAAGAAACAAACGCCCACTGAGAACAAAAGAATCGGCAGGTACAGAGGCTTCTCTGATGTCGCAATGATGACGAATATGAGGCGAACATGAGCAGAATTGTGCATGAACTTAGGGCGCAAAGTTAAAGTGGTTTCGAGGTTTGCGGAACAGATGGTTTGCCCAAAAAGTGCAGGGTCACGGGGGGTTTTTCGTTTTGACCCTACCCCTGTGGATAAGTCTGTAAGTCATTGATTTATATAGTAGGGTCACGGTGGGTCATAGGGTCAGCGTGACCCTGCGTGACCCTTGACCCTACCCCCACCTAAGTCATTGATTTTAAAGGGTGGGTCAATGGGTCATAGGGTCACCTCTAAAGAGGGGGAGAGATATATGAAATATCTCCCCTACGGGACACCCCCTTTCTCCCCCTTTAGAGAGAGGAAGAAAAGAAAAAAATTTTTTTGTAGGATGGGCGAAATGGCAAAAAATCAAGCAGTCGATATGTTGAACAACCCAAAGCGAAGTCTGCCTGAGAGGCACAAGGAGAAGCCGTTCACGAAGAAGCAGCAGGCGTTCATTCAGCACTATGTGTATCACGATCTGACTAACACCGAAGCTGCGCATCGAGCAGGCTACTCAAACCCAAGACAGATTGCGTATGTGCTTTTGCATGATCCCAGATACATGAACGTGCAGATGAAGATTCGCGAACTCCAAGAGGCGCAGCAGAAGAAGTATGAGATCACGTTTGAGAAGGTTGCGCGTGACTTGCAGATGATCAGAGACAGGGCAGTTGAAGATGGTTCGTATGGTGCGGCTGTCAATGCAGAGTTGGGTAGAGCAAAACTTGCGGGCCTCATGGTTGAGAAGAAAGAGATCAAGCACGGGCGAATCGACCAGATGGATCGAGCAGAAGTTGAAGCCAGGCTAAACGCACTGCTCGATAAGAACCAGTTGATTCCTGGGCTACAAGCTGCGGTGGTGGACGATAGCATCATGGATGTGGAAGAAGTGCCTGATGATTTTGAGGAGGCAGAGTTCGAGGAACAGGAAGATGAGGAGCCCGCAGCGGAGCTCCTCGATGGTGAGAAAGATGATTATGATGGTGAGGATGAGGAAGACGAAGAAGATGAGGAGGACGAATGGTAGCGAACCAACGCAATCGGTGGCCTAAAACCTTTGCCTCTACGCCTCAGTTGAGTGATCCGTTTTGGTTTACCAATTCGATTCACCGCACGAAAGGCTTTGCTTCGATGTGCCTGACAGCAATACTTGGCTGATGACTGCGTGCTCATGAACTTCACACCACACCATAAGCATGTGAACTCACGCTCAACTTTGTGTTGGTGCATGGTGGATGAGTTGGCTCTCATGCCCCCACGAGTTTCTTTCTCGTAGGGGTCTGTTGATGAGATGAGGTCATCCATGGCTATGCGTCCTCAATCTCTTTGTGCAAGAACCCGCAAGCCTCCCATTCTTCAATCCTGTAAAACCAAAGAATATTAAGTTCAGGAAACTTGAACTTTAGCGCTTTTAGAATTGGTGCAGGTGGCGACCATGCCGTGTCAAATTTGTATGACACCTCGTCGCCATATTTTTCATCAAACTCCATGTCCTCGTTCATGGCGTTCCATTTCGTTCCCCAGTTATCGCAGTTCCAGTTGTACCATCGGTCATCTGTTTTGCCGCTCGTGGGAAACTTATTGAAAGACATCACTAAATCGCCAGACTTGTTACGAATCTCCTCAACATCAGTCGGCAGCTCGTCATTTTCGTCTGGCACGCCGTCCCAATCTGGCGATGGAATTATTTTGTTGAAGTCGAATATAGAATCATCAGACTCCACAAAGCTTATGAACGATCTAACTTGATCTCCATCTCTACTCCAAATTGTCAACTCGTTTTTGCATATGTTAGGCATCTGTAGTCTCCTTAATTATTGATTTGCCAATGGTCTGGGGTAGTCGGGTTGTGCGTAAAGCAAAAGCCTTGTTACCAGACAACGTGATGCGCTCCGCTTGGGCACAACTCATGGCCGTGACCTTCACTTCGTGCTTGATTACTTCAAGGTAGCTGATGGTGTACTCAGTCGGAACACCACTTT